CCTCAGTCAAGGCGGAAGCCATCTTCGTGGGCACTGGTGATGACGATCTCGGTGAAGTCGCAATCAGTGATGACCTGAAGAAAAGATCAGAAAAAATGATGTTTGTGGCGCCTGGTGTGTCGACTATTACTGAAAACTTATCTGAATTCACAGAAGTCATTGATAGTGATGGAAGCCGCTGGAATGTCCAAGGTGCTGAAACCTTGAAACCTGGTTCAAAAATACTGCTTTGGTTCGTAGGGGTCAGTCGATGAGCTTTGCAAATTTCACTGATGCACGGCAAGAAATCATTGATGCTTTTTTGGCTAAATGGACGCCAACCGGTTTTTTTGCTCAATATCCGAATGTCAAAGGTGATCCACCTACAGGCATAGGCACACCGGAGGATCCGGTCTCATGGGCTCGTTTAACCATAAATCACGTTGGCAGTGAGCAAGCAACGCTCGCAGAAGTGGGTTGCAGGACTTTCACGCGATTTGGCGTTTTAGAGGTCCAAATATTCACTCCGAGTGGTGATGGTTCGCGCCAATCGGATATTCTCGCTCAAATAGTTGCGGATGCGTTTGAAGGAAAAACAACACCAAACAGGGTGTTTTTCAGAAATGTCAGTCCACCAATCGAAATTGGGAATAGTGGCCTGTGGTATCAGGTAAACATTTCAGCCGATTTCGAGTATGATGGGTTTAAGTAATTTACTTAGGAGTAAGCCATGACTTGTGCAACAAAGAATAAAATTGATAGTAACATTACAGGCCTTCGTATTGCTGAAGAATCAGTGTGCATTGGTCAGCTTCCAGGTGAAGAGGGAAATCCCGGTGTTGCCGATTGGATTTCTTTTGATCCAAACTCCTATGCAGAATTTGGCGGTGCAACCACTCTAGTTGCCCGTGACCCCATCAATGATTCGCGTCAGTTCAAGAAAGGCGTGATCACAGATGTTGAGGCATCTGGTGGATTCAATATGGATCTCACGCAGACCAACATGCAAGATTTGTTGCAAGGCTTCTTTTTCGCTGACCATCGTGTCAAAGTTGAATTTGGTGGAGCAAGTGAAATCACGAATGTTGACGGCACTGGGGAAGATTATGAGGCTGCTTCAGGTCTTGACGCTTTCTCCGCTGGGGATCTTGTTTTTGCAAGTGGGTTCACCGAATTGGCAAACAATGGTTTGAAGCAGGTGGTAAGTGCCGGTGCAACTTCTTTGGTTGTTGTTGAAAACCTTGTTGACGAAACACCTCCAGCAGGCGCCACTTTGGTGACCGTTGGACTTGAAAGTGCTGCCGGTGATATTGATGTTGATGCAAGTGGCCTTCTTCCCGCGCTGACTTCAACTATTCTTGACTTCACCACTCTCGGTTTGACTGAGGGTGAATTCATCTTTGTTGGCGGCGATGCTGCAACAGATAAATTCGCTATTAACGCAGTCAACAACGGATTCAAACGCATTCGTTCGATTGCCGCAAACATTCTGACATTTGACAAATCCGATTCAGTCATGATCACTGAGGCCAACGCCACTGAAACAATTCGTTTGTTCTTTGGTCGCGTTCTTCGTAACGAGCAAGCCGCTTTGATCAAGCGCAGGACATATCAGCTTGAGCGTACACTTGGCGCTCCTGATCCAGCGCTTCCATCAGAAATCCAATCTGAATATTTGGTTGGTTCAGTTCCCAATGAATTGACCATCAACACGCCGACTGCTGAGAAAATAACTGTCGATGCTTCTTTTGTTTCAATCGATCACGAAACTCGCAGTGGTGCTGTTGGTGTCAAGGCCGGAACCCGTCCTGCTTTGGTTGAAAGTGATGCTTTCAATACAAGTTCAGATTTCACTCGTATTCGCATGGCCTCTGTTGTGCCTGGTGACGAGGCTCCCACGCCTCTCTTTGGATTTATCACTGACATGACAAACGTCATCAACAACAACACAACCATTGATAAGGCCGTTGGCCAAGTTGGCGGTTTTGATGCAAGTGTGGGTAACTTTGCCGTGACTGGAAGCATGACTGCTTACTTCACGGATGTGGCCGCAATCGCAACTGTGAGAAACAACGCAGACATCACCCTTGATTGGATTTTGGCGAAAGACAATTCCGGCATAGTTTATGACTTGCCTCTGATCACTTTGGGTAATGCTCGGGCAAACATTGAGAAAGACCAGGCCATCAAACTCCCGCTTGAGATGAATGCTGCCAGTGCAGCCATTATTGATCCTAATCTGGATTACACAGCCATGTTCGTTTTCTTTGACTTCTTGCCCGATGCAGCCGACACAGAATAAAAACTAGCAATTTACAGGTATACATCAGGAGACTAGAAAAGGAGTAACGAATGAGTCTATACGACCAATTCAAAACGGATACAGATACCGAAAAATCTGGTATTTACTACACGGTTTATGGAGAAGATGGTGAAGATCTTTTTCGCATTTTGATTGCTCGTGCCGGCGGTGCGAACAAAGCTTTTGAAAAAGCTCAAGAACAAGAAAACAAAAAGTACAAACGCCAAATTGCGACTGACAATCTGTCACTTGCAAAACGAACTAAGCTCATGATTGGCATTTATTCCAGGACAGTCATTCTCAATTGGGAACTTTGGATTGATGATAAATGGATTCAAGGCGTTGACGTTGACGGTGATGGTGAGGTTGTTCCGTTCACCAGGGAAAATGTCATTAAAATTCTTCAAGAAAATGAAGAGCTTTACACTGATGTGGCCGCTGAAGCCAATCGCCTTAGTAATTTCAGAAAAGCTGAACAGGAAGAAGAAGCAAAAAACTAGTCGAGGTTCTGCTTTACGCTTTAGAGCAAGGGCCGACTGAAAAATCCATCATCCAACAGGCTTTGAGAATGAGCAGGCCTATTCCAGATGCCATTTTAAACGCCCCAGACCTTGAAATGGGTTTGGGGTTATATCAATCGGCTTTTTGGGATTTAGATACGTGTAGACGCAACAATGACACCTCCAAGGGCCCTATCCCATGGACAGCCATATTCACATATTGTGAGCAGTACCATATTGAAGGTGACCAGCGCGACGATATGTTCTATCATATAAGTGAGATGGATCATGCATATCTTGATTTTCACGCTCCAAAGGACTGATAATGGCTGACGCTAATCAATTTGCAAAAAGAATGGCAAAACTCGCCTTCAATATTGAGGCCAATTCATCAGAAGCAGTTCAAAAAGCTGCATTGGCGATCGATGCTCAAGTGGTGATCAGCACCCCGGTGGACACCAACAGAGCAAGGTCAAATTGGCTTGTGGGCATAAATGGACCGATTACCGAAGAAACCGATGATTTTCCAAAGGGCAAAAAGGGCAGTGGTGGTGCAGCGGCCACTAGGGCTGCAAAGGAAAAAGGAAAAAGACAGATTCTAAAACACAAGCCGGGTCAGTCAATTTACATCTCAAATAATGTAAAATATATCAATGACTTGAACAGAGGAACTTCCATACAAGCGCCAGCGATGTTTGTTCAAATGGGGGTTCTTGCGGGAGTCAAGGCAGTCAAAGGCGTGAAGCTTTTAAAACGAGGATAATTTAGTGGTCTCTGAACGATTAGACATCATTGTTAATGAGCGCGGCGGGAAAGCTGTTCGCAAGAACATTGCGTCAATTGGATCCCAAGCGGTAAAAACACAGAAGACAGTTGGCAGGAGCGCCGTTGTCATCAGAAAAGATGTCAACAAAATAGGGGAAGAGGCCAAAAACACAACTAGCGCGATTGGCGGCATGAGAACAGCCTTTATCGCACTGGGCGGGCTTTTGGCCTTGAGGGAATTCGTCAGGCTCTCAGATGATTTGACCAACGTTCAAAACAGATTACGCCTTGTCACCACTGGGACCGAAAATCTCACAGCTGTGACGAGAGAATTATTTAACATTTCAAATAGAACAAGATCCAGTTTCAGGAGCACCGCTGAGCTTTATGCCCGGACGGCATTGGCTACCAAGGAATTGGGATTGACCCAAAAACAAACACTTGAATTCACGGAAAGCCTCAACCAGGCTGTCATTTTATCGGGCGCATCTGCTCAAGAGGCGAGCGCCGGAATCATTCAGTTGTCACAAGGTTTGGCGTCTGGCACTTTGAGGGGTGACGAGCTTCGATCTGTTTTAGAGCAGCTGCCTGCTGTGGCCGATGTGATCTCTGCAAGCTTGGGTGTGACAAGGGGTGAATTGAGAAAATTAGGTGAAGAAGGAAAGATCACGGCTGAAACAATTATCACTGCATTTGCTGAAGCTAAGACATCTCTTGCTGAAGATTTCGCCTCCACGGTTCCAACTGTTGGGCAAGCTTTTGTTGTTTTGAAAAACAATGTCACTGAAGCTCTTGGAGACTTCAATGAGGCAACTGGATTGACGGAGAATCTGGCCGGGGCCATTATTGTTTTGGGTGACAATGTTGATGTGTTGTCAAAGGTGTTCTTGACCGCGGCCATTCCATTGGCCACTTATTTCACTCTGTTGAAAGTTCAGTCAATTGTCACTGCCACGGGCGCTGTCGCAGCTTTGACAGTCACCACGGCGGTGCAGGGCCCGGTCGTCACCACGCTCGCTGCTCGGTGGGCAGTTCTCAATGCAGTTGTCGCAAGAAACCCCTTCATCTTTGCTGCCGTGGCAGTCGCAACGATCACTTCTGCAATTGTTGTCTGGGGTTCTGAGGCCGATGAAACAACCAAAAAGATTGGCGATCTTGAAGATGCAACAAGGAAATTGGCACTTGTAGAAATTCCAAGAGATTCGCCGCTCGGACTTGCAGTCCCTACTGCCGGAAACATCCCTGCGCTTCCCGAAGTTGATGTGTCAGACAGAGCTCTTAGCAGGGCTCTCGATGAAGACGCAAGAGCCCTTGAACAGTTTGAGGACAGAGTTGAAAAGGCAAGCATTACCCTTAACGGCGCGATTGAAAGGAATCTTATTTCACTCAAGAAGGAAGCTGACTTAATCAGATTGACCACTCGCGAGAGAGCTGTTGAAGTAAGGGTCACAAAAGAATTGGCAAAACTCAAAGGTGTTTTGAGAAGAGACTTGCCGGGTGTCACTGACGCGATAAGAGAACAAGTTATTTTCAATCAAAATCTTAGAGACCAAGACGCTGCCCTGCAAGCAATTGAAAAGCCTGTTGAAGTGTATAACGCTAAATTAAAAGCCCTTATTGCGCTAACTAATGCAGGCGCTATTTCGCAAGAAAGATTTATTAGGGAGATAGAGAAAACTGCATTGGTTAGAAATCTTCTTGATACTGTGCAGGACATATCGGGAACCCCAGAAAGTGGAAGGATCATTGCGCTGGAACGGGAACGTGATCAGCGCAAGACCATTCTCGAAGACGCTCAAAATGCCGAGTTGATTAGCCGGAGACAGTTCAACCTTCAAATTAAATTGAACGATCAAAAATTTGCAACAGAATCCAGTTTGTTGTTCGTTGAAAGGGAAGCTATTCTCAAACGATTAAATGGACCGCAAGAAAAAGTCAACAACCAATTGGCGTCTCTAAACTCACTGATGGACGAAGGGAAAATAAGTGCTGCTCAATACGCAGTTGCCCTGAGAGACATAAATCGGGCGAACGTAGCCCTTGAAAATAGTATCGGTTCACTTGACGCGGAGTTGACAGGAGACCCTTTTGCAATGGAACTTGAAGCGCTGAAGCAGCATCAAGAAAATCGCTTGGCAATAATTGACAAGGGAGTTGCAGCCGGTGTTCTGTCTGTTGAAGAAGGTGAAAGACGTAAAACATTAGCTGTCCAAAAACACGCTGATGAACAATTGGAAGTTGAGTCGAAAAAGAATCAATTAATAGCCTCATCGACAGGAGACCTGCTTTCCAGTTTAGCCAGTGCTGCAAGATTACTCGCAGAGCAAAGAGGGTCGGATGGCAAGAAAGAATTCAGAGCAGCTAAGGCACTCGCAACTGCTACGGCAATCATCAATACCGGATTGGCCGTGACCGGAACTTTGAAAAACGAAAAATTGTTAGCCGCTTATCCTGCCAATATTATTGCTGCCGCTGCAATTGGAGTTCAGGGGGCGGTTCAAATCGCAATAATTCAAGGACAGCAGTTCCAAGACGGTGGCTTCGTAACTGGTCCTGGCGGACCTCGTGACGATCTCATTTCAGCTCAACTGTCAAATGGTGAATTCGTAGTGAACGCTAGGGCAACCGAAGAAAACCGTGGCCTTCTTGAGGCAATCAATTCAGGAAATCGTCAGAGCGGTCAAAGGTCATCGTTCAATCCTGGTCCAAGCGGTGCCAATGTTAATATTGTTGTCAACAACCTGTCAGGCAACGAAGTGGACGTACAAACGACCGAGACAACAGGCGGTGGGCTTGATATTGAGGTTGTTGTCTCCAAAGTTTCTGATCGACTGGCTTCTGATTTCACTAATGGCCAAGGTTCACTCACGAAAGTCATTAAGAATTCTCAAAAAAGGAAGTTTTAAATGCCTTATGCTGTTTGGCCGGTATCCCTTGAAAACCCTGATAGGCCCATGCAAATTGATGGTGCGTTGCCTTTGGTTTCAAGCCAAACTCAACAACATGGAAAATATGTTGCCATTAGAGATCGGACACGCCCAGTCGTGAACGCAACTGCTTCGATGCTTTTTGACCCGGCTGATTATCAAACAATTATCACGTTTTGGCGTGACACTCTATTTAGAGGAAAGAAATTATTTCTCGCGCCTTGGATTGCGCTTGCAAATTATGATGGTTACGCAGCTCGTTTGATCAACCACACAACCGGAACCAATGGACAGGCCCCTGTCATCAATTTAAAAATTCAACTTGTCCCGGATGTCTTGCTTGATGTGACCCAGACAGTCCCTGAGATTTGGCCACCAGCACCATGACTTTAAAAGAATTCCCAGAAAAACTATTCGAACCCAAGGCAGGAGGTTTCCGCAAAGCGCCCAAGGTTTCAAATAGTTCAATCAAAACTGATTCAGGTATTGAGCGAATCAGGACTATTGTTGATAGTGATGCCTATGTGTTCAGCGCAATATTCACATTTTCAGAATTGTCTCAGCGCACTTTGTTTGACAACTTTTTGAAATATGATGTCAATTATGGTAGGGATTGGTTTGAAGCGGATTGGCTGACTGGTCTGGGCTTTGGTGCAGGCACTCAGGCATTC